CTAAGTCTAGCCGGCACATCGTCCGCTCTTTCCTCAGCTCCTAGTGGTACAAAACCACCTTCTCTGTAATCTTTTTCTAGACCTCCTAGGTCCATAATTCCACCTTCTTGTTTTTGATTTAATGAAGATAAGTAATTAGTTATTTGATCTGCTGTAGCGCCTGTCATAGATTCTATAGTAGACATGTCCATGCCTTTCTTTTTCATATCAGAAATCATAGCCATCTGTTCTTTTGATAAAACAGATTGACCTCCTGAATACCCTCCTCTTGGTATGTCAGCTAATCCACCCCCTGCAGCATAAAATTGACTTTGTACAGCTGATTTAGGAGGCATAAAATATAATGCAGATTTTGTAGGGTCTTGATAATATTGTTTAGCTTGTTGTCTAATGTCAGCTACCATTGGTTGTACACCTGAAAAATCAACACCTTCATCAATAATTTCTTCCTCATCACCGCCCATTAAGAATGGTGCAGCTATAGCTCCAGCAGCTCCAAGTCCACCTAGTATTCTAGGTACACTAAATTTTGCACCTTCTGCACCACCAACTCTAAATATATCTCCTAGTGTACTAAACTTACCACCAGCTAAAAAAGGATCAAGAGTTCTTGCTTTAAGTAAAGCTTTACTAAAACCGGTAGATCCAAATCCACCACCTAATCCATATATACCTGCACCTAATATTGCAGCCTTACCCAATGGTGATTTAACAACTTTCTTTACAGCTTTTTTAGCTTTTCTTACAATCTTACCTAAAAAATAACCTTGTCTTGGCTCTTCGAGTGTCATAAGTCCACCCATATTACGAAGTTGTCTTTCCATATTCATCCTTGAAATTGCCATAGTTTTACCTTTTTAACGCCTTTTTTTATTATAATCAATCATATATATCTACAAGATCTACAATGCCACCATCAGCAAAAGGTGATCCTGGGTCTAATGAATCAAACCCAGTTCCAGCTTGTTCTCTAGATGCCTGAGATACACTAGAACCTCTACCCCTATTTAACGAGTCATAAAAACCTTGTCCTTGTGCCATTGCAGCATCAAAAGCAGCTTGTCTTGCAGCCTCTTGCGCCTTTTCTTGTGCTTGTAATTCTGCTAAATTTTTTTCAGATATTCTTTTACCTAATTTTTGTCTTTCTAGCATATTTGCAATTCTTGAACTTCTTCTTCTGCTAGATCTAGCAGCTTCTGAAAAGTATCCTCCCAATGCATTCATTTTATTTAATTCCTCTTCATCATAAACATTACCAAATTCATCTATGATCGGAGCTCCAAGTTGTCTATTTTCAAATTGACCTGATAGTGCCCCTAATCCTTTAGATATAAGTTGTCCTGCAAATGGAACACCAACAGCAGCAGACAATATTCCGCTTCCAATAGTTTTACTAAGATCAACTCCTTTACCGACTACATTACCAATTGCTTTAGAAAACGGATTTTGTGGCGTAAATTCTTCAAGTTTATTTCCATAAATATCATAGTCACGTTGTGCTGTCGGTATTGTAGGATTACTGTATCTTTTATTAAAATCAAAAGTTTCAAAATCACCTAAATATCCACGAGCATCTGGACCTAAATTAACTTCAGGACCAATTCCTTCTCCTCCAGTTGGCATTGTACGTCTAGATAAAGCAGCGGGTATTCCTGCACCAGTATTAGTATCAAAAGATATATTAGATGGTTGAAAAGGAGCTGCTAAATACCTATCAAAAGGTACAAAGTTAAATCCTTGGTCTCTTATATTTTGATCTGTTGGATCTAATATCATTTAGTTTCTCCAAATAAGTCAAGACTAGGCATTATTACCCTAATGTCTTTTCTAATATCTTCTTGAGGAATTCCTTTTGCTTTCCATTCCTCATCGTTCTTATATATCTCACCTGTCTTAAGATTGCTAATAGTTTCTATAATCTCTTTTGGTTCTATTATTGGTATATCTTTCACTATGTTGTTACCTCTCTTGGCTGTATCTCTAATATTGAAGCTATGACGTGCAGCTCATTCGCGTCAGCAGCCTGTACTTTTAATACCTCACTTTCCTCTACTACAAGGGGTTGAGATAAAAGTTCTGTTGTAGCTTTAGATGCTATAGCTTTGTCTTTAAATAAATTAAATATAGCACCACTAGCATTTACTAAAGTAATAGTTATTGTACTTCCTGATCCAGCGTCTTCTGTTACTAATAAAGATTTAACAACTGTAGTTGTTGCAGTTGGCACTGTGTATAGTGTTGTAAGATCTGTTGTGGTTAAGTCTACTTTTTTATTTTTAAAACTATTAGCCATTAATTTAAAAAGAAGTTTTGAGCTTCTACTTCATCCTTTAATTCTTGTTGATATGTTGTGTTTAATTTTTGTATTACAGCATCTAAATCTCTAACTTGTGAGTCTGCTACTTGTTTAGAATATTCCTCGCTAGGTCTTGTTAATATTTGTACTATCTTTGCCATTATCTTCTACCATCCGGTTGTATATCTAATCTAAATGTCCCTAGTTTCCAACTTTGAGAAACAGCTGTATTTGCTACTTTTAAAGCTATCTGTCTCGCTCTTGCACGTGTGTCTACTTTTTGTGTAGATGAGGTTACTGTAAATGGCCCAAGTGCTGAACTAGTTTTAGCATCATTTGGAAAATCTCTTAATTGTAATGTAACCTGTGTGTTACCTGTTTGAGATATAAAGTCTGGTATAAATCTTCTAATTTTCATTATAAATTCACCATCTCCTCTAGTGTCTGGCATACCAGTTTGAGTTCCTCGTATAACTCTTTGAGTAATATCAAAATCTCCAGATACTATGTTTGATGTTATCGCTGTTACAGATCCACCTGCAACTTGGTCTGTTCCTTTTTCATGTTCGTAGTATGTTGTGCATCCATCTGTATTTCCAACAACATCATAAGAGGCATTACTTCCTGCATCATACTCTGTTGCATGTGGTAAACCAAATACAGATGAGTCTTGCCATGTTCCCCGTGCCAGTGTCCCTGTTGTCCAAACAGGTCTTTTAGCTCTAGAATCTTGATAATTATATGTTACACATCTATTAACTACAGTAGAACCTTCTGTGCAATAGAACCAAGTTATCTCCCCAAACAAATTATTTAATCCAACATTTATTAATTGTCCCGCAGTTGTATTTAAATCATCGTAAACAAAATCTTCTACTAAACACATCATAGATTCAAGACTACCGGCGTATTTAAAGAAACCATTTTCAGACATCCAGTACGCAGCACCATCTACTTCTAAAGCAGCGTTCTGTCCTATTAATCCACAGTTTGTACCAACTTGTGCAAAACCAAAAGTAAATGGAGCTCCTACAAAACGCATTGTAAATAAAGATGTGTCTGACCATATGTATATTGCATCTCTACCTCTAACAGCTCCGACAATTTTAGAACCATCAGAAAGTCTTTGTGTACCTGCCGTATTAGTTGCTGTTGGTGTATATGTATTTATATTTTCTTGGTCAGAGAATCTTATAAACATTTCATCTTGTGTTGATGGTGTTCCTATTGTTGTTTCTGTTCCAAAGAAAACTAAGTGACGATCCGGTGTAGATACTAACATATCTCGTGATGCCGTTGGTGCACCTGATATAATTGTTGCTCTATTATTAGTTGCGTTTGTTGCATCTGAGTCCCATTCAAATACTTGTGCGTTATGTATAAGAGCAATTACTTTACTTCCAAAACCATCAATGCTCCACATACCTGGATCTATTACTAAATCACCAGATGCAGCTTGTCCCCAGGCGATATAATCAGAAGAGTTTGTAACTGTATCACCACCATTGTGAGCAGCAGCTGTTGAGTTTCTTACACCTCTTGTTACACCAGATAAAACACCTGACGTAATACCTGTATAAGATATTTCTTCTGTTCCTATTTGAATAAAATTTGTACCTGAAGTTGGAAACTGCGAAGCATCTGTTAAAGTAATTCCGGTTGTAGCAGTGTCTGTTATACCATTAACTAAAGTTGTTGTTGCCTCTCCTGATACAGTACCACTCCATTGACCTAGTCCCCATCCTAATCCAGGTAATTGTTCTGCTGGACCTACAGGATAGTAGTGTTGAACTCTAATACCACCAGATGTTGTTGCACCAGACCCTGCCTC